TTTTTATGAGGTGATTTAATTACTTCTTCTTTGTATGCTTTTCTAAAAAGTATTTTTAAATATTGTATATTAGTTTTAGTATGCTCTTCAAAAGTATTTTTAAATATAATGTAAGCTTCACTATCATTTATCCAATCTTGTGTTTCATGTACAGGATAACCATGATATCTAGTTTCATAAAAATCACTTTGCGGTTGGTGCGTAGCAGAGTATTGCATAAATTCAGAAGCCATGTATATACCTGTAAAATTTTGTTCAGAGAAAAAATTATCTATTATATTTATCCCTTGTATATTCATAGTACTCTTTTATAAATTAATTTTCTTTCCCCTTCAACAACTGGTTTAAAACCCATTTTACCTTCTAAAAACCAACGTACAGTATTAAGGTTCATGGTTTTGTAATCATCTATAATAAGTAAACTATTATCCGTCATACGTTTCATAAAAAAATCTATTTCTTTTTGCACAGCTTGAGATGTGTGAGGTCCATCTAAATGAACAACTGAATATTGACCTAATAAAAAAGTTTGTCCATCTATGGAAAAAGGATATCCCTCCCCCATAGTTTGAAAAAAATATTCGTCAGGAAATTCAAAAAAAGCAAACTCTTTATATTTACTTAATTCAGCTACAGTTTGTACCTTCATTTCATCTGTGTAATCGGCAGTATACGGAGGTCTATCATCATAATGTTTATAGTTTAAATTACCATAGGGATCTACAGCTATATGTCTATAGTTAACAACGCCTTTGGCAATCACAGCATCCATTATAGTTTTTGAACCTAAACCTTTTCGTAAACCTATTTCACAAGTTAAAACTGTGTCTTCCATGTTTAATGTTTCTATTTGCTCTTTTATATACTCGTATTCAAGTGAATCTCCTTCAATCATGTGACCTCATTTTTTCTATTAGTTTACGTTGATGATAAATTTCTTGTCTTTGTTTTTGAAGATCAGAAAGTTGTTCTTTTATTTTTTGTGACACACCAACCGTTTTATTAATTTTTATAATTTTTCTTTTAGGAAACGGTATGATAATAGTCATTACTTCATTCCTGTAAAACCTTTGCCTTTTACTTGAATAGGTTTTATTCCTTTTATATCACTACCTTGTACACCATTTTCACGATGAGGACAACCTAAATTTGATAACGCTCCTATTTTTAAACCCAAAGCTTTTTGACTAACTTTATTTTTTCTTACTTGTCCCACTAAATTAGATAAAGCTTTTGACATATCTCCAGCACTTACTGTTTTAGGTAAAGGTGCAACATTACCTCTTTCTTTTGCTCTATCATATGCTCTTTTTTTTATTGGTTGAAGTTTACCTTTTTTCATTTGAACAGTAGGGTAAATTTCTTTATCAGTTGTAGCAGTTCTCATGGTTTCATTATTTTTAGTAGGTTTCGTTTTAGCATCCACTGCTCTGTTTATAAATGGGTATTTTTTACTTTTTATTAATTTTGCTGCTTCTGTGTAAGCTTTGCCTGGTTTATCTAGTTTATACAAACCTTGTGGAGTAGGTCCTTTTTTAGGAGGTGGCCCAAAAGCTTTACCAGTTTTTGCTTTTGGCACTTTATAAGGCATCGGATATAAGTTTTTACCTCCAACACTTCTTTGTTTAGCTTTTACTCTAGCTTTAAACTCAGCCATGGATGGAATTATCTCTTGTCTAATAGGGTTTTTTTTTGAAGATATGAAAGGTTCAACTATTGATGCTAATTTTGATATTTTACTTATAGTTGAAGACTTTTTTTTAGTCTTTTTTTTCATTTTGTTTACCTCGAAGTATGTTAACTTTTTCATCAGCTACTCGAATACGCTCACTAGACGCAAATTCAGCGTCTTCTCTTTTCATTTTCTCTAAATCTATCTTTTCTTCAAATTCTTCACTCTTTCTGTCTTCAGTTTCTGCAAATTCTTGTGCTCTTCTTTGTAAATCTAAGGCTCGTAAATCAATTTCTCTTTCTTTTAGAGCTACTAATGGATCTTTTTTAGTATTTCCAGACTCTAACTCTTCATAAGCTTGTACTAATTCCGAAATTTGCTTAGCAATTAAAGAATCGGACACGTGTTCAAAGTTTTGAGGATCATTTTTAGACATTTCCACTAAATTTTGGTCGTTTTGTATTTCTAACAACACCATTGCACGTGCTTTAAAAGATATATGTTCCATAATATGTGCTTGTAACACAGCATAAACCTGAGGATTTATGTTTACCATCCTTGTTTTCATAAAAGATAAATGAGATCTAATGTGTGCTTCATGATCTTGTTGCATAAAAGCTTGTAAAGGTATGCCTTTCATCGCATTACTATTCTCTATAGCTGGATCTAAAGGAATTGGTTTTGGAGCAGGCTTCAATAAACTATCAATCTGTTTAGTTCCTAAAGCTTCATAAACTCTATAATACGCCTCCCTCATATCGTGCATCTGTGGTGCACTTGATGCTACCTGCAACTGAGTCTGTGCTAAGGTGAACCTTTGAGACAGTGAAAAAACATCAGGATCAGCTACAGGTAAAACATCTACTTCTGGACCAAAGTCCATCATTTTAACAAATCTATTGCCACCATACACCGCATAGGGATATACGGGAGGGAGGTAGGTGCCAAATACATTTGCCAAAAGCTTAAATTCTTGACGCATAGAATAATAACAACGCTTGTGAATAGCACTCATGACTCTTGAACCACGTTCAAGTAAAGCTAAGGTGCTACCGACTGCTCTGTTTTGTTTATCATTACCAGTTTGTAAATCAGCTATAGCAGCAAATCTTTGACCTGCTTGTACCACAAACCCTAATAAAGAAAATAAAGTCTGACTAGGATCTTTAAAAGGTAATAACATAAATTGATCTTTAATATTTCCACCCGGAGCATCTACATCTCTAAACTCTCCTGGTTGAAAAGGTTGTTCATCATCACGTACTCTAATACCACGGGATTTAAATCCTGCTGGTAGGTTACTTAAAGTTCCTGCATCTAGCAATTGTCTAAGTGCTGCGGTTGCCGCTCTAGATAATCCTCCTATCATATGTATCAATCCAAACCCATAAAATCCCAAACCAGGTAAAAATTTGAAATGAACAAAATAATCTTGTCTTTTATAAGTAACATCATCTTGTTTGTAATTTCTATAAATAGATAATATCTCTTGCGAACCTTCATCGATTGTCACTATATATGGTACTTTTACATTCTTTAAATCTTCATCAACTTCATACTCTTCTAAATCTAAATCTACGTGCATCTCTAAAATATTAAATTGATAGTCGCTATCTTCGGTATTGTTGACACCATCTAATTGATCGTATTTATCCTGCACTTCACTGTCGTCAGATCTAGATGGAAGTATTTCTATGTCTCTGTAAAAACCTGCTCTTTGTTTTTTTAAAATATCGTTTTCACTCATTTTTAAAATGTGTGTTACACGATCACAATCTTTTAAATCCGTTGCGTAGTAAGGAACCACTAAGTCTTCAGCGGGCACAAATTTACTTACTGCTCTTTGCATCATATCATCAAAGTAAACTTTTTTAAAAGTTGAACCAGCAAGAGGAAGATAAAACAACATTTGATCAAACTCAGGAGTATATTCTTCCATCTTGTCCATCAACATATAGTTCATATACTCTTTTACTCTTTGTGCTTGTTGTTCTCTTTGTGGTGTACGCTCTCCAATAACTTGTGTTTTAACTGGACCATTAGCAGGTAATAATTCTTTATATGCTTGTGCTTGAAATTGTGTTACTGCCTCTGCTAGTAATGGATGCGTTACCGAACTTGCTCCTGCAAAAGGTCTGCTTTCTTCAGAGTATTTAAATCCTAATAAATCTAAACCTTTTATGTAAGATTGTTCCCAATCATTTCTTGATTCTTTGTCTTTTCTATAATCTGCAAGTAAATCATTTGCCATTCTTCCAAGAACTCTTTCATCAATTTGCTCTGCTAAATTAGAAAAAAATTCAATAGCTTGTTGCTCTTGCGAAAAATCTTGAGCTGGTTCTTCTTGTACTGGTTCCTCTTCGACTTCTATTTCAGGAACTTCCAATTCCTCTTGTGTAGTTTCTTCTTGTATCATAATAATTTAGTAGGTTTGTTTTTTCCTAATTTACATTTAGCTTTTACAGTACCACCAACTTTCATGTAGCCCATTCTATTTCTAACTGCTTTTGGTAGATTTGGCAAACCTTTATTGTCAGCAGGAATTGGTTTTAGTTTTTTCATACCACCCTTTTTCATTGGTAAATTTAATAAAATGTCTTTGCCTATCTCTACAGCTTCGGGAGCTAGTAAAATCGTATCACGAACTCTTTTAATTTTTTTTAAGGTAGAATCTTTCTTTTTCTTACTTGCTGTGCCACCAGATTTTTTCTTTATGGGTGTAACTTTTTTTAATGCTTTATCTGCTTCTTCTATTGTTAGACTTTTTGGAATTTTTCCTCCATAAATCTTTTTTAATTTTTCCATATTCTTAACAAAGTCTTTACCTTTTCTAATACCACCTTTGTTATATGATTCAAACTCGTAGTCAGGTCTTTTAGTTTTTTTGTAATTTTCATAAGAAGTGTGCATCCTTGTTCTTTTAGAAGGTTGTCCGTAACCTGGTTCAATATCTTCTGTTGGATTTTTTCTTTTTCTTTTCTGTAAAACCACATTTTTAAATTGTGCAAATTTATCCCTTACTTTTCCTGAAACACTTTTTTTAAATCTTTTGGTTGGCACTGGTACATTATATTTTTTACCTTCACGCAAAAAACCTGCTCCTATTTTACTATCTAACATTCCTTGTACTCTTTTGGTAGTGTATTTTTTAGCTTTTTTTGCTATCTTTTTTGTAGGTTCTTTAACAAAAGCTAAAGTAGTCTTATATTTGCCCATTTTGTGCCTCCATGAATAAGTAATAGTTTACCATCTAAAACCAGATCTTACTAGACCCCCTTTGAAGTATCCCGTAGTTGGTAAATCTAACATATCATTAGGAATAGGTAAAGCTAGAAACTCATCATACAAATCAGGGTTAGGTCTTCCATTTTTTAGCTTGTCGATTTTTACTACTGTCAAATCTCCCATGTCTCCCTCAAAAAACTTTTTAAATGAACGATATGCTCGCACAGCTTCTTCTTCAGTCTTATAAGCAGCAAAGTGTTCTCGATAATCTAAAGCATTTGGAAATAAAAAATCCTCTCCTGTCGCTCTTCTAAAATCCGAAGATTCTTGTGCTCCTTTAACAAATACAAGTTTAAAAGGTTTATCTGGGTCAGATCGAGCAACCTCTTTTTTCTCAAGTTTTACTCCATATTGTTTTGCAAATTTTTCCATTGCTCTTACGATAGTAGATTTTTTATTTGGTAAACCCACGGTTTCTCCATTAGGTTTTTTGTATCCTGCAGCTCCGTCTTGACCACCATATTGAATCCAGTTAGGGTTTTTATTCATACCACGTTTTCGACCATGTAAAAATTCTACTGGGTACACTCCTATATGCGTAACATCAGGTATCTCATTAGCAGCAAGTTTCGCATAAGTTTTTACTGAGTGATCTGATATACCTTGCATACTAGATAACGGTAAATAAGGAAAGCTTTTTGCTTGCCCACTTTCTTGATAGTTTTTTAATATATCATCGCTTCTTCCAGAAAATGTTTTTCGCATAACTTTTTCTTCCACCAACGCATCTAACAATAACTCTTTGTATTGTTTTGATTGTGTATCTGTAAGTAATCCTTGTTCTACTCGTAAGTCATCTAACTCATCGAGTCTTTTTCTAATTTCATTAACTTTAATATTACTTGCTTCTAATCCAGTTTCCGCAGTTTTTGTAAAAAACTCAGCATTAAAAGGATTAATTCTTTCTTGTCCTTGTCTTTTTAACTCTCGCAACGCTTGACTAAAGTCTCCTTGCAACTCGTTAATCATCAAAATACTATCACCATTTGCCATTTTTTGTGTGGTGTACCTTGAAAAATATAAAGGATTTACTTGTAATCTAGTCATTTCATTACCCGTAGATGGCATTTTTCCTGGTGTTTGTCCAGCTATTCTTTCCATACCTTTTTCTACATTTTTAGAATTCGTTCTAGATAAATGTGTTCCATGAAAATGATTGTGTTTGTTTTCAAGTGCATTAAAAAAACCTTTTGTATGTTCAGGTAAATTTAAAATAATTTCTCCGTATCTATCTTCACCTCCTATAGCGTAACTTGCATAACTTCGATATGCTGGAGCTAACCTCTGATCTGAGGCTTTCATATAAGAATCAAATAATTTGTCTTCGTTTTTTCGTACTGTTTTAAAAGCTTTTAATAGTTGGTCTGGAAATTCTTGTGTTGATTTAGGTATTTCTGCACCTTTGTTATACGCCATATCAAAAAGATTGTTCGATCTTCTTTTTAAATCTTCTATAGTTTGTTTGACTGCTCTTTCAACTGTTGCTCTATGATCGTCTCTTAATTTACCTCCCGTGGTTTTAAACATTTTTACATATGATAAATAATCCATAGGAGTATATCCTGATTCTTGTGCAAATCGATTTAATTTATTATAATTTAAGGCACGCCCGTCTATGAGTTCTTGTGGCATTTCTGCATGTTTGTGTAAGCCGTCTGTTATAGATATGTGTCTACTAATTCGTGCTAACCCGTTCAAATAACTATCTAGTCCTTTTCTTATATTTGCAGTATCCGCCTCTGTGTATCCACTAACATCTCTTCCTTGTGCATCTTTGCCTGTTACTTTTTTAAATCTTTTATCATTTCTAATAAAACTAGCGATGTTTTCAAATTCTTTGTCAACAAGTTTTTGCAAAGTCATATACGCATCTTCTACTGTTTCTATACCTTTTTCTAATGATTTTTCTTGATTATCTAAATATCGAAGATGTGTAGCACGTACGTGATACAAAGGATTGTTTTCTACCAAATTTACTAAATCTCTTTTTGATAATTTCACTCCTCTGTCTTGAGCGGCTTTTAAATAACCTCCAACAATTTTATCTTTTTTACCAGTGGCTATTTCTGTTTTTAATTGTTTTTTTAAAGTGTTTACATACTCATCCATTTGTTTTACACCAAACCTTTGACGTAGTTTATCTAAAGCATATACAATTTGTGGATCATCCATTGTAGTTAAATCTTCTATAATCTCTTGGTTTAACTGTCCTTGTGTTTTAAATAAATTGGAATCATCAATCTCTTGTTGCTTTATCGATAAATCCATTTTATCTAAACGTGCATCGGTAGTGCTGTTCACTGATTTGTTCATACGTCTCTTAATCCATTTCACCCATTCATCGGCAGTCAACGGTTCGTTTTTTGGATGAGCTATAATCTGTTGACGCAGAACCGATGATCTTGGAACAATAGACGTTGTATTTTTTTTAAAGTCTTGTATCTTTCCTAAATTTGTAAACGTGTCTGATGTGTCTGGCACATAGGTTTCATCTTTAGGAACTATTTTTTGTAAAGGTTTATTTTCTGCATCGAGTTGTAATGCAGCAGAGTCTCTCTTAATCTGTTTTATTTTTTGTAACTCTTCAAAACTTAATTGTTCTTGCACTTGTTGTTCCGTGGGCA